GTGGTGATGGCATAGCCCAGCGCGGTAAAACTCGCGGAAAGATGTGCTAATGGCTACCAGAATGGATGATATGAATACAGCATTTCCATTACCTAAACCCGGTAAACGTATTAGGTTAGATGATGACGTTAAACCACTTCCTAATCCTAAACCTGCAAAACCGGGTGAAATAGGAAAAACTGCTACTCCATATAAAAAATCTGGAACTAATGAAGGTACAGATCAATCATCTGCTGAAAAGAACTTACGCCAAGATTTTGAAAACATGAAAGCTGATGAACGTCAAAAGAAAGCACGAGAAGCTTTTGATAAAGCACCACCTATGAAGAAGGGCGGCAAAGTGAAAAAGTACGCAGACGGCGGCATGACACAGCAGCCTACGTATCCTTTCTATGGCAATCAGCCTCAAGCTGGCGGTCAGAATGGCGGCACTAATCAGACGTTTAACATGCAGCCACAGGCTAATGCAGGCGCTCCTAATCCACAGCAACAACCTATGCAGACATTTAAGAAGGGTGGAAAAGTTTCCAGTGCTTCTTCCCGTGCAGATGGTTGCGCTATTAGAGGAAAGACTCGTGCCTAGCGTGAGTAAAAAGCAGGAAAGGTTTATGCAGGCGGTAGCTCACAACCCTGCGTTTGCCAAAAAGGCCGGTGTGCCGCAGAGTGTGGGTAAGGAATTTACTAAATCAGGAGGCGGTATGGCTGAGTCAAAGAAGATGGTTAAGAAAGAAGTGTCGTTCATGAAGTCTAAAGGCGCTCCTAAGTCCATGATCAAACATGAGATGTCTGAAGCTGGCATGAAAAAGGGCGGCATGACGAAAAAAATGGCTGGCGGCGGTATGCCGATGGTCATGAAAGATGGCGAAAAAGTTCCAGCTTTTGCTGCTGATGGCAAAGGCAAAATGAAACATGGTGGCATGGCTATGAAAAAGATGGCTAATGGCGGCATGACATCAATGGGCAAAGTAAAGACTGCCGCTCCTAGCCGTGATGGTGTTGCTGAAAAAGGCAAAACTAAGGGCACGATGGTTAAGATGGCTGGCTCTACCGGCATGAAAAATGGCGGCATGTCTAAGATGAAAAAAGGCGGATACTGCTAATGAGACCTTCACGCGGCATGGGCGACATAGCCCCTTCTAAGATGCCCAAGGGCGCTAAGAAAGCCCGTCGTGATAATACTAACTTTACTGCATACGCTAAAGGCGGATCTGTACGGTTAGGAAAGCCATCAGTAGAAGAGGCTGTAAAGAAAGCCGCTAGAATCGCTAAACGCAATGCTTTTAGTTCCTCCGAAAAACTTCGCAAGAGAGGTTATCGTGGCTAGTAAAAAAGATGCGTCAGTAAAGAAGCTTGCTGGTGGTGGTTTGTATGCCAACATCGCCGCAAAGAAAAAACGTATAGCTTCTGGATCTGGTGAAAAAATGCGCAGCGTTGGAGCTAAGGGCGCGCCTAAGAAGAGTGATTTTGCCAAGGCAGCTAAAACAGCTACCTATAAAGAAGGCGGAGAAACAAAATCTAAGGTAAACGCTGCTGGTAATTACACTAAGCCTGAATTGCGTAAGCGCATTTTTAACCAAGTAAAAGCAGCGGCAACTCACGGTACTGAAGCGGGACAGTGGTCAGCTCGTAAGGCCCAGCTTGTGGCTCAGAAGTACAAGGCAGCAGGTGGGGGATATAAAGATTGAAAGCGCCACAGCAAAGCTTAAAGTCGTGGGGGGATCAGAAATGGCGAACCAAAAGCGGAAAACCGTCGTCAAAGACAGGAGAGCGGTATCTCCCGGAAAAGGCGATCAAGGCACTAAGCCCAGCAGAGTATGCCGCCACGACGAAGGCAAAGCGGGTAGGAAAAGCAGCAGGTAAACAGTTTGTAGCTCAACCCAAAGGCATTGCAAAGAAAACAGCAGGGTTTAGATAATGGCATTTACAACGAGTACCACAGCGTTTAATCCTACCCTTAACGATATAGTTGAGGAGGCGTTCGAGCGCAATGGATTAGAGCTGCGTACTGGCTACGACTTCCGTACAGCGCGGCGCAGTCTTAACTTGTTGCTGACAGAGTGGGCTAATCGCGGTATCAACTTATGGACGATTGAGCAGGGAACAATTCCGTTAATACAGGGTCAATATATTTATGACCTTCCTAACGATACTGTTGACCTTATTGAACATGTTATTCGTACTTACCCAGATAGCACAGCAAACCAGACTGACATTAATATAAACCGTATTAGTGTTTCTACCTACTCCACCATTCCAAACAAACTAACGCAAGGACGCCCAATTCAAGTATGGATCAACCGGCGTTCGGGGCAGACATCAGACGCAGTTGGTGCAACAGCAAAAGTGCCACAGATATATTTATGGCCTAGTCCAGATCAAGGAACAGTAACAGCTCCATTCTATTATTTTGTTTACTATCGCCTGCGCCGTATGGTGGATGCTGGTAACGGTGTGAATGTGGAAGAAATTCCATTTCGTTTCCAAGAATGTTTAATCTGCGGCCTAGCGTACAGGTTGGCTATGAAGCTGCCAGGTGGGTTAGAGCGCATACAGTTGCTGAAGGCTCAGTACGATGAGGCATGGGAAATGGCGGCAGGAGAAGACCGCGAGAAAGCGCCAGATCGTTTGGTGCCTCGCATGATTACTTACAGGTGATGTATGCCTAGTAAATATACAGCCGGTAATAAGGCTATTGCGGAATGTGACCGCTGCGGCTTTAGGTACCTGCTAAAAGAATTAAAGAAGCTGACGATCAAGACCAAGAACGTCAACATTAAAGTTTGCAAGACATGTTGGGAACCGGATCAGCCGCAGTTAAGTTTAGGTCTGTATCCAGTAAATGATCCACAGGCAGTACGTGAACCAAGGCCTGACGTTTCTTACTGGCAGTCTGGGTTTTCAGGCTTACAGACAAACATACAATCTGGGCCATTGATAACTGAGAATGGTTATCCAAGTGGTGGTAGTCGGATAATTCAGTGGGGCTGGAACCCGATAGGTGGCGCAAGAGGTATTGATAACGGACTGACCCCGAACAACTTGGTAGCTAGTACGTCAGTTTCAAACGTAACCATAAACTAGGAGTACGAGATGGACACAAAACAAGTTAAACAAATCGCCAGCAAAGAAGTGAAATCGCACGAAAAGCGTATGCACAAGATGGCAAAAGGTGGCGTAACTACTGAATCCATGGAAAAATACGGACGCAATATGGCGCGTGCTATGAACCAAAAATCCAACGGAAGAGGTCGATAATGGCTAAGTTCTCGCAGAAAGTTAAGGGTAAGGAAGTAGGCCAAGCTGCTGTGTACGCTGCTCCTCATGACATGAAGGGCAAGGCGACAAGCATTCAGGCTGATTCTGCTTACACTACTGGCGCTAAAGTTATGGATGACATGAACATCTCTGTTGCTGGTCTAAGCAAGGGCAATACTAAGCCTGCTAAGACTGACGGCATTAAAGTTCGTGGTACAGGTGCAGCTACTAAAGGTTTGATGGCTCGTGGGCCGATGGCATAATGACTTACACCGAGTTATATAACGCGATTCTCTCTTACACAGAGAATTACTCTCAAGAGTTTATTGACTCTATCCCGACGTTTGTTCGGCAGACGGAGACTCGCGTCTATAACGCTGTGCAGATTCCTTCATTGCGTAGGAATCAGACAGGTACTTTAACGTCTAACAATAAGTATCTGTCAGCTCCTGGTGATTTTCTTTCTGTGTACTCAATGGCAGTGATCCAGAACTATGGATTATCCAATGAGACATACACTTACCTACTGAACAAAGATGTGAACTACATTCGTGAGGCATATCCAACGCCTAACGATACGGGAGTACCAGCGTATTACGCCATCTTTGGCCCATCGGTGAGCAGTAACGTAACCACAAATGAGCTGACATTTATCATGGGGCCAACGCCCGCTGCTGGGTACACAGTAGAGCTGCATTACTACTACTACCCACAATCTATTGTGACGGCTGGCACAACATGGCTCGGCGACAACTATGATCCAGTTTTGTTGTATGGCTCCTTGCGCGAGGCTTACCTGTACATGAAGGGTGAGCAGGACTTGATCGCCAATGTAGAAGCAAAGTACAACGAAGCTATGGGTGAGTTGAAACGTCTGGGTGATGGTCTGGAGCGTCAGGATGCGTACCGTAGCGGTCAGGTTAGGGTGAAAGTAACATGACAATCTATCAAGGACTGACTACGAGCTTCAAGGTTGACATGCTTAACGGTAAGCAGAACGTAGCTTCCGACACATTGAAGATGGCGCTGTACACCGCGTATGCCACGCTAGATGAGAATACAACTGAGTACATATCAGCTAATGAGATTAGTGGTACGGGCTACACGGTTGGTGGGAATACGCTATCTAACGTGACCATCAATAGTGGTAGCAATACAGTGTATGTAAGCTTTAGCAATGTAGTTTGGAATCCGGCTCAGTTTACAACTAGAGGTGCATTGATTTATAACTCAAGTAAATCAAACGCCTCGATAGCAGTATTGGACTTTGGGTCTGACAAGATTCAAACTGGCAACAACACATTTACAGTAATTTTGCCGCCTGACACAGAGTCCAGCGCGCTAATTCGTATAACGTAAGGAGCAATCATGTCTACTGAAAAATCCAAGTCAAGCGAGAAAGTCTCGGGTGATGTGGTATGTAAAGAAGGTTTTGTGGAAGGTCTGTCATCGGGCGGTGTGTTTACAGTCACCTGTATTGACAAAGACGGTCATGAGAAGTGGGTGAATATCGCGCCTAATCTGGTAGTTAATACCGGCCTGCAATCTATGAATACCCAGTTCTTTACTGGCTCTGCTTATACGGCAGCTTGGTATATTGGCTTGGTTAATGGCACATCTGCTTCCACTACATTCTCTGGCGGCGATACGTTGGCTACTCATGCCGGTTGGACTGAAAATACTGATTATGTTGGCAACCGCAAAGCAGCATCATTTGGTGCAGCTACATTGGCAGACCCATCAAACATCAACAACTCAGCTTCTGCGGCATCGTTTACTATGAATGCAACCGCAAATATTGCTGGTGCGTTTTTGACAAATGTAGCGTCTGGCACATCTGGATTGTTGTTTTCAGCAGCAGATTTTCAAGCGCCTGGTGATCGTTCTGTGGTGAGCGGTGACGTTCTAAACATTACGTATTCATTTAACCTTGACGCTGCTTAATAGGGGAAAGACATGGCAACATTTAAAAAGGGCGACGTAGTCAAAGTTAAGGCTGTGACTCCAGAAGGCCCAATCACTAAGATGCGCATGGACGAAGACGGTACGATCTATTATTTAGTAACTTGGTCTACTGATGGCGTTGAGCATGAGCGTTGGTTTACGGATGAGCAAATTGTTGCTGCGGGGTAATGTGTGGCCCAAGTCGATGGCGGCTACAGCAGTGGCACATGGGGTGAAGCTGGGTGGGGCTGTTCAGTCTACTACCCTGTCATCTCTAATGCTGGCTGGGGTAACGGCCCATGGGGTGGTGAAGCTGATGCGTATGGTGGATGGGGCTTAGGTAATGGCGGTTTAATTGTTGCCAGTGATTTTGTAAATGTAGCAGCACAAGCAGCAATTACTGGAAACATAGCAGAGTCGGTTAATGTAACAGAGGTATTTTTAGCAGGGCTTACGGCAAATGTTTCTATACGTGAGTCAGCAAATATATCTGATGCAGTTAGCACGGCAATAATTTTTGCAAGTAATGTAAGTGAAGCTGCAAACGCAAGTGAGATTGTATCTACTCAGGTTGTGTTTGGAGGTGTTGTATCTGACACGGCAAATGCCAGCGACACAATAAGTACGTTAGCAATACTTGGAAGTAGGGTATCAGAGACAGTTACTGCGCAGGATCGAGTATCAATAATTGTCCAGTTCCCAGCAAATGTAAGTGATAGTGCAAATGGCAGTGATACAGTATTAGCTGGTCAGCAATTTGCTGTGATAGTAAGTGATACTGTAAATATATCTGAGGCAATACTAAGTGCTTTTGGTATATCAGGTGCCGTAGCAGAAACAGCAAATGTAAGTGATGAATACGTTGGAGTTAGGAATACGTTTGGCGCAGTAGATGAGACTGTAACTGCGGAAGAATTTGCAAGTGCGCAAGCAATATTCCAGACGTTAATAACAGAGTTGTTAACTGCTCAAGATGTAATAACGGTAGCAGCGCAGAATGAAAGAACGGTTTCTGAGAGCATTACGATAACGGATTCATGGTTTGCGCAGTACCTGTGGAATTTGATTAATGATGCACAAACAGCTAACTGGGCACCGATTAATGATGATGTGACCGGCGGCTGGACGATAATAAACACGACAGATAATACGTCGTGGCGTGTAATAAACACCATTATGTAAGGACGAATCATGGCAAGTACATACAGTGGCAACCTAGCTATTGAGCTTATCGGCACTGGTGACCAAGCCGGTACGTGGGGCGCAACTACTAATACGAACTTAGGAACCGCGCTAGAACAGGCAATCACTTCTACTGCAAGCGTTACGTTTGTCAGCGGCGGTAATACGGCGATTGCGCTAGCGCAGACAAATGCGTTTCAAGCGGCACGTAGTTATCGACTGTCTCTGTCAGGTACTTCGTCAGCTACTCAATATCTGTGGGTTCCAGCTATTAGCAAGCAGTACGTTGTTAATAATGCGTTAGCAAACTCAATCATTGTATCTAACGGATCTAACGGCGCTGCTACTGGTACGACGGTAACTGTGCCCGCTAGTAAATCTTTGGTTCTTTATAATGATGGCACTAATATTTCAGAAGTTACTAATTACATTTCTACTCTGCAAGTTGGTAACTTAACGATTTCAAATGTTACGCTAACCAATCCTTTAGATGTACCAGAGGGTGGTACTGGTTTAGCTAATCTGACTTACGGTAGTGTGCTAGTAGGTAACAATACAGGTAATGTGACATTAGTAGCGCCAGGTACGGCAAACAACGTGTTGACAAGCAACGGCACACACTGGATAAGTCAAGCGCCAGTGACTGGTGGTGTTACAACAGGCAAGGCCATTGCGATGGCTATGATCTTCGGATTCTAAGGAGTTATTTTAAATGGCAAACCCTAATATAGTTAACGTAACGCAGATTTACGGTCAAACAAACTTTTTGACTCCTGCAAATACATCCACGCTCGTGTTAATTGCTAATACAAGCGGTTCTGGCAACGTGTTTAAAGTCAATCAGATTGTGGCTTCTAATATCACCAACACTGCGGCTAACGTCACTGTGTCGTTGTTTACTAGCGGCGCTACAACGTCTGGTAACGCGGTGACTCGTGCGGCTGCTACGA